GCAGCTGACGCAACATCTAAGGTAGCAGCAGAAGCTGCTCTTAGAGTATCAGGCGATGCAGCCTCAGTAGCGACAGCAGCAGCTGACGCAACATCTAAGGCCAATGCAGCTCAGGCAGCAGCAGAAGTCACAGCAGCAAATGCTGTAAACGCATTAGCACAAGGAACTTCAAGATTCTCAGAAGTAAATATAAGCAACACAACTTCACAGAAAGCAACAAAGGCAACATTAACATCTGCTGGAAATGCAGTAGCTACAAGCTGGCTAAAAGCAGATTTCCCAACAGCTAAATTAATTGTTAAATTTGAAACTGCAACACATACTCAGGTTTCAGAAGTTCTTCTTTCATCAGATGCTTCAAACAACATAGCAATCACAGAGTATGCTTCAGTCGGTACAAATGGAGATCTGGGAACAACCTCAGCTTCATATGGACAAGGATACATCAATGTTGATGTTATCACAGTAAATCCAAATACTACAGTAACAGTAATGGCAACATTAATTAAGTAATTAAATAAAAGGTATGGGGTCCTTCCAAAACCCCACAAAAACAATTAGGGGATATGTGAACTTAAATGGCAACAGTAAATAAAAACTTTAAAGTAAAGAACGGGTTAAACGTAGCAGGCACTGCAACGTTTGATTCTAATATTGTATTAGGAACAGCCCCACTATCTTTTGATGCAGCAACAAGTAGGCTACAAGTCCAGATCAATGGAACTTGGCAGCCTATAGCTTTGTATTCAGAAATTCCAAATGAGAACACAATGTTGTCATTTATGGATGTTGGACTAGCCATTGACTATAATGGTCAGCCAACCTATATCATTCAGGCAAATGGAGTAACACCATCAGGAACAAGTAAATATGTTCTTGGAGGGGACCCTTCAACTACTGAATTTGGAATGACTTTTGATTCAGGAGCATTAGTAGCATGATGCTAAATTGTAATGGTTTAAATGCTATAATTTCAATATATCAAATTAAAGGGGTGGCATAATGTCAACAGTAAGAATTCAAGTACGTAGAGGTTTATCTTCAGAATGGACCGCAGCAAATCCAGTATTGGCTGCAGGTGAAATGGGTGTTGAAACAAACACAAACAAATTTAAATTTGGTAATGGAACAGATGCATGGACTGCTCTTTCCTATGCGGCTTCAGATGCTGCAGCAATTGGTGAAATTTCCCAAGATGCTATCAATCAAGCACTATCAGTAGGAGCAGGATTAACAAAGACTTATAATGATGGCGCAAATACAATTACTGTAACTGTAGATACAGATGTAGTTTCAACTAAAACATTTGCTATTGCAGAAGCAACATCAAAAGCAGCCGCAGCACAAGCAGCAGCAGCATCCTATACAGATACTGCAGTTAGTGGAATAAATAACTCACTTACAGATTATTTAGAGGTTGCAGATAGAGGAGTAGCCAATGGAGTTGCTTCATTAAATAATTTAGGTAAGGTCCCAGAGGCACAATTAAATTTACAATCACTTTCAACAAACGTAATTACTAGTGGTAACGTAACAGCAGAAAATGTAACAGTAAATGCTAATTTAATTGTTAATGGTACAACAACAACATTAAATACTCAAAATGTTTCTATAGAAGATACACTTCTATATATTGCTGAAAATAATAATTCAAGCTCATTAGATTTAGGCTTTGTAGCTGGACATAACACTGGTGTATATAACCATACAGGACTAGTAAGAGATGCTTCTGATAATAAATGGAAGCTTTTCAAAGATGTTACAGACGAACCAACAACAACAATAAATTTTGCTCAAGCTAATTTAGATAATTTAGCATTATTTAACTTAGATTCAAATGCAATTCAGGCAGTTTCAATTACAGCAACTGGAACCGCAGCATTGCCAAATAGTTCAATTACAACCGCAAATATTCAAAGCCAAGCAGTTACAGCAGAGAAGCTTGCAACAGATTCAGTTGAAACAGCAAAAATTAAAAATGGTGCCGTTACTGGAGCAAAATTAGAAGATATGACAGTTACAGCAGCTAAGCTTGGAGCTTATGCAGTTACTAGCGGTAAAATTGAAGATGGTTCAGTTATTACAGGAAAGCTTGGAGCAGCATCAGTTACAGAAGATAAAATTGCAACAAATGCAATTACTGAACCTAAAATTGCAGCAGGTGCAGTTGTTGAAACAAAACTTGCATCAGGATCAGTAACATTAGCAAAGCTTGCAAGCGCTTCAGTTGATTCATCAAAGCTTGCAGCAGGATCAGTAACTTCTGCTAAAATTGCAGACAATTCAATTGTATTAGCTCACATGACAGATAACTCTGTTGGAACTGTTGAAATTGTTGACTCAGCAATTACTGAGGCAAAACTTGCCGCAGCAGCAGTTGGCTCTACTAAAATTGCAACAGGCGCTGTATCAAATGCACATATTGCAGCGGAAGCAGCAATTGCAACATCAAAGATCTCAGGTCTTGATACAGCACTTGGATTACGGGCCCCACTTGCTTCACCAACATTTACAGGAACAGTAGTTCTTCCAAGTACAACATCAATTGGAAATGTTTCCTCAACAGAGCTTGGATACGTAGATGGAGTTACATCTCCTATACAGACACAGCTTGCAGCAGGTACAACTGCTCTTGCAAATCACGAAGCAGATACAACAAACATTCACGGAATTTCAGATACTTCACTTCTAGCAACTACAGCAAATGTTGCTACTGCTAAATCAGAAGCTATTACAGCAGCAGGTACTGCAGCAGATACAAAGGTATCTACAGCAGTGGCAGCACTTACAAAGTCTTCAGTAGGCCTTGCAAATGTTGATAATACAGCCGATACAGCAAAGCCAGTATCTACAGCACAGGCTACAGCAATAGCAACTGCTAAATCAGAAGCAATTGCATCTGCAACAGCATCAGTCACAGCAGTTATAAATGGTGCACCAGCAGCATTTGATACACTTAAAGAAATTGCAGATTATATTGCAACAGATCAAAGTGCTGGTTCAGCATTAACTGCATCAGTTGCAACTAAAGCTCCTCTTGCCTCACCAACATTTACTGGAACAGTAACAGTTGGAGCAGCAGGGATTGTATTCTCTGATGGAACACAAACACGAGCAGCAGTTCCTTCTATAACAACATTTGCATCATCTTTTGCAGCATCAGCAACACTTGCAGCAGGAGAACAAGATAAATTTGTACCAGTAGATGGAGCAGTAGTTATTACTCTTCCTGCAACAGGATATTCAACTGGACAGTCAATTGATTTCTACCAGGCTTCAGGCACAGGAGCATCATTTGCTTCAACAAACTCCGTAGTAGGAACACCAGGACTTAAGTTTAGAACTACAAACTCAGTTGTAACAGCAATGAAAACTTCAAGCGGATGGTTGGTCTTTGGAGACCTATCAGCGTAATCGGATTAAAGGAGAATATATAAATGTCAAAACAAGCAGGTAGAATGAGCCAAGGAGCTAATGACTTCTTAGCTCCGTATGCTCCAACAATTGGTACAGCAACAAATGTAGGCTCAAGTAGAGCTTTCAATAATGGACGGGCAGATGTAACTTTTACAGCTGACTCAAGAAATGCTGCAGATTCATTTACTGTTACCTCTTCTCCAGGAAACTTTCTTGGAACTGGGGCATCATCTCCAATTTCAGTTACAGGCCTTCAGTCAGGAGTTGCTTACACATTTACAGTAACCGCAACAAATGCAGCAGGAACATCAGCTCCATCTGAAGCATCTAATTCTGTTACAGCTACAACTGTACCTCAAGATCCACAAAGTGCAACTGCAACTGCAGGAATTAATCAAAACACTATTTCTTGGACAGCTCCAAATAATGGTGGATCAGCAATAACAAATTATTATATTGTTGGAAATGATGGAACATCTGGTAACACAGCATCTACATCAATAGTAATTGCAGATACTGCTAATACTTCTCAATATTATAATATTTATGCAGATAACGCTAATGGTAGATCAATTGCTTCAGGTAATACAGCCACTATTACAACTCTAGCACCGTTCTTCCCACCGTTCTTCCCACCGTTCTTCCCACCGAGCTTCTTTGCTCCACCGTTCTTCCCACCGTTCTTCCCACCGAGCTTCTTTGCTCCACCGTTCTTCCCACCGTTCTTCCCACCGAGCTTCTTTGCTCCACCGAGCTTTTTTGCTCCACCGTTCTTCCCACCGTTCTTCCCACCGAGCTTCTTTGCCCCACCAAGCTTCTTTGCTCCACCAGGATTCTGGTTTGCCCCACCAAGCTTCTTTGCTCCACCAGGATTTAAGGGCAAGTGTTTATCACCAGACTCAGTAATATTTACTGCAGATGGATGGGTACAAGCTAAAAATATTAAAGTTGGAGATGCAATATTAACTATTGACGGAAGTCATATTAATCTTGAATCAATAACTTCAAATAAAATTTCTGAATCACTTCCAGAAAATGTTAAATTTACAGATGGTCAAGTTGTTTCTGTTACAGAAAAAACTTCAACATTAATAGGATTTAATTACAGAGGAAAAGATTACTCAATTACTCAGCCAATATTTGTAAAAACCCCAGAAGGAATTACTTATAAAAATGCTGGAGAAATTGAAATAGGAGAAATAATCCTACATGTTGATTCTGAAGGATCAGTATCAGAGGTTCCAGTAACTTCAATAGAAAAGGATGAAGCAGAATCAACTGTTTATGATGTTAGAACATCTCCACAGCCATGGTTTATAGTTAATTCCTTTATAGCAATAGCATAAATATCTATAAAAGAGGGGTGGCCTACAAGCTGCCCCTCTTTTGCTATTGTCTTTGTAAATTCAAAATGATACAATAAAGGTATGACTACTACAAACAGCCCATATGGATTTTCATCAAAAGAAGAACTTTTCCCAGGAGTCTGGGTATATAGAGATGTAATTAAAAAAGAATTAAATGTAATAGATAGACTTAACTCAATTGGAGAAGCATCTATCAGAGACAATGAATCAAGATTTAGTTGGACTTTTGGATTTGTTGGATACAGCGAAAAAAGACCTTCATACAGAGATTGTGAAGATATTAAAGTTGGAGAAATAAATAATCCAACAAATGAAACTCAAACGCTAGTTGCTGATTTGTGGTCTGATTTAAAAAAAGTACAAGATGTTGCAGTTCAAGATTATTGTAATAAATACAATGTAAAAATGAATTTTTGGGAAGTTATGAATTGCATACGATATGGCAAAGGACAGCATTTTCAAGAGCATGCAGATCATGGATTTTCATATAGTGCAACAGTGTCTTTAGTAGCATATATAAATGATGATTATGAAGGCGGTAATTTGTTTTTTCCTAAAATTGGCTTAGACATTAAGCCAAAAGCTGGAGACCTATATATTTTCCCATCTACCTATTTGTTTTCTCATAGAGCAATGCCAGTAATTGAAGGACAAAAATTTTCTATAGTTACGATGCTTGATTATAATGATCATGCCCACAAACAAGAGTTTTTTGAAGCAAGAGCCAGATGGGTTGAAGAAGACGCAAAAACTGGCAAAAATTCTTATGCATAAAATTAAAGCCTATACTATAAGAGAAGGCTACGGAGAAGTTACGCCTCTTTCTATTAAAAGAGAGTGGATGGATAATACTTATGATGCACATGCATACAAGTGTTTTCCAGTAGGCCTTACAAATCAATTAGGATGGGGAATATCTTTTCCAGAAGATATATCTTTTATATGGGATGGTATTTGCGATAGTACTCCAGATCATGTGAAAATTTTATCTGGAGAAAAATATGCTTATTCTGGAAGAGCTAATGGAACAATAAGTTTTAATACAGGCTTAATGTTTGTTACAGATGAAAATACAAGTCTTTTATCTATGCCTGTCCCAAATTTATTTTTTGAAGGTGCTGTTCCATTTACAACTTTAGTAAGTACATCATTTTTCCCTGGGGAATTGCCGTGTGCTTGGATGATAACAAAAGCAAATGAAATTATAACAATTAAAGCGGGGACTCCAATAATTGCAATATTACCTATAGATCTAGAAGGACTTCAAAACTCAGAAATTAACTTTGAGCCTATGTCATCGGCACCTCAGCAAAAATTTGATTCAACTGAATATTCAAATGTTGTTTATAATCTTAATAGATCAGCTACTTGGTCTAATTTTTATAGAGATGCAGTAGATCATTTAAAAAACAGTATAGGGAAACATCAAATTAAAGCAATAAGACTAAAGGTAAATAATGAAAACAATACAAGTTTATAAAACAGGCGGTCCAGAAACAATTTTATCCCCACTTGAAACAGATAGAGAGTGGATGCATGAAAATAAATATGGCTATAATTGTTTTCCAATAACTCTTCCAAACAAAATGGGTTGGGCAATATCTTTTCCAAAAGATATATCTTTTATTTGGCATGGTAGCAATAAGCAAGGTCCCGATGGTGATATAGAAATTTTATCTGGAGAAGAACATTGTTATTTTGAAAGAGGCGGTGGAGTTATTGGATTTCCCACTAATCTAGTTTTTAAAACAGAAGAAGACTTAAGCATAGTAACAATGCCAGTTCCAAATCAATTTATAGATGGAGCTCAATGTTTTACATCAATTTTATCAAGTTCATTTTACACTGGAGCACTACATGTAGTTTGGAAAGTAACTTCTCCTAACAAAATTATAACAATAAAGGCTGGCACCCCTGTTGCAGCCGTATTGCCAATTTCACTAAAAGAGATAAATAATATAAAGGCAGTTATTTCAGAAGAATCAATTTCAGATACGGTTCATGATGGAGATTACGTTGATGCCATGACCAAATATGGAATGGATAATATGAGAACTTCAGATTGGTATAAAAAAGGAATAGATCATAAAGGTAATATAGTAGGAAAACATGAAATAACAAGCTTTAAATTTGAAGTAGAAGAAAGAAAATGATTATATGGTAAAATTAGATAAACAGCACTTTTTATGTATTATGAAGAGGAAATAAATGAAACCGTCAAATGCTTGGTCACATGAACCACCAAAGTCTATAACTCCATCTGGATTTTTTGGAAACTCAATAGATAACATTGTTGAAATAAAAGATTTTTTAAGTTTAGATGAACGCAAGCGTCTAATGGACTTTGCTCTGAATAATAAAATTTGGGATATAACTGAAACTCACAGAGATGCAGATGGATTAGTTTTGTATGATCACACTGTTTGGGAAGACAGAGTATGCACTTATAATTCTTTAATGGCTTCAGATCCTTCTATATTAGATTTGATTTATAGCATGATTAATAGATTAAAAATAGAAGTAGATGCATTTTTTAATGTTGATGCAAAAGAAACTGGACCTGCAATTGTTAGATGGCCCATTGGAGCTCGTCAGGAACCACACGCAGATAAAGAATTTCATTCTGGCCCAGAAAAAGGAAGAGCAAATGACTTCCCTTGGTATGACCTAGCTGGACTATTTTATTTTAATGATGATTATGAAGGTGGAGAATTATATTTTCCACAGCATGGAATTGAATTTCAGCCAGTTGCAGGAGCAGCATATTTTTTCCCAGGTGATATGTATTATACACACGGTGTCCGCCCAGTAAAATCTGGAAATAGATTTACATCGCCATTTTTTTGGACGATAAATAAACATACAGGAGAAAAACAGCCATGAGTGAATTAAGCTATATAGAACTTTATCCAAAAATTGATGTATACAGAAATGTATTAGAAGATCCAGAAGCTTTATATAAAACTATGAATAAATCTGAAAAAACTTCTGAAGGCAAATATTTTTTAAAGACTTGGGATCCATGGGCACATTTTGGAACTTACACACAAAAAAAAGATATAAGAGAAGTTGCTGATGATGTTTTGTCACATGAAATGTTTATTGAAGAAAAAAAGTTTGTTGAAGATGTAGAGTCTGCATATAATAAAGTTATTTTAGATTATGTTGAAAGACATAAAATTAACCTTCCAGAAGGGTGGAGATTTAGCGGAGCTTCATATTCTAAATATAATGCAGGAATAAATAATTTAAATAATAATTTAACAATGCAATATCATACAGATCATATTACATCACAAAGAGATATGCCTGGAGATAAATTTTTTATAACCTGTACAATGTATATAAATGATGATTATGATGGTGGAGATATTGAATTTTATATTGATGGGACAATAATTAATCATAAGCCTAAGCCTGGAGACATATTGGTATTTCCATCTACTCAACCATATTATCATGGTGTTAAAACAATTAACACAAATGAAAAGTTTTTTGTTAGAAACTTTATTATGACTCCTCACAATGGAACAGAAGAATGGCTTGCAAACCAAAGAAAATTTGGTGCTTACAGATGGGCAAAAATGGAACAAGAAAGAATAGACAATGAGGATAAAAGAAATATGCTTTATTTTAATGATGGCGTATTAGTTTCTTACGAAGATCATATTAAAAAACAATTTGGTAGCGAAGAAAAATTACATGACCAGTATCCAAAGGAGATGATGTAACATGGAAAGAGATATGATTATAACAAGACATAAGTCAGATATTGTAACTTATGAAAACTTTCTTACTCCAGAAGAATGCAAATCTGTAATTGAAGTTTTAGCAATTAAAATGGAAAAAGAAGAATTAAAATGGATGCCAATTTCTTTTTATGAGTCTTATTCTTCTGGTATGCCAGAAGTAAATGACCCAGATACAATTGCATGCGGATTACCAGGAGATTTTTTTCAAGTATTGAGACAGCGAGTCATTGATGCAACAGCAGATATGGCAGGTAAAAATCCTGAGCAGATGTCGCAAATAAGCTGGCACTCTCAAAGATGGGCACCTGGAGCATTTGCTAATATGCACTCAGATAATACAGACAATGAAGGAAAATCTGGTGCATTTACTAGAAGTAGATATGCAACATTTATTTATTTAAATGATGACTTTGAAGATGGCATATTAAACTTTAAACATGGTCTCACCATTGTGCCAAAAACTGGGTTAATGGCAACATTTGCTGGTGGATTTGAAAATACTCATGAAGTTACAACAGTCAAGAAAAATATTAGATATACGCTGGGATCTTTTTGGGATGATAGAGAAGAGTCAGATTATCCACAACAAATAAGAGATGCTTGGGCCACAGAGCTTGCAGAAGTTAGAGCTCATCAAAAAATAGAAGCTGTTGAGTGGGAAGAAATTCGTAATAAAGGATTAAGAATAACTAATGCTGGAGAAACTTATCCAGCTTCAGAAGTGGAGAACTAGTATGGAAAATAATATTGAATTTAAACAATTTCAAATGTTTGACCTAAAACCACTTTCAAATGATATCTGGTATTGGGAAAATGTACTAAGTTTTCCAGAAGACCTAAAAAAATTTATTGATACTATAGATGATGAACCAGAATCTTATTCAAGAATATCAAAATGGGAAAATTGGACGGCAAGCAATGATAGTAGTCTTGTATATGGCAAAACAAAAGTTATCAACAAAGATAATTTAAAAATTTCTACTGGGTCAGACTCTATAGATAAAAGAACATTATACATTGCTAATAGTATTTTAATGGCATTTGAAATGTGCACAGAAAGATATTTAGCTATACGTAATTTAGATAAAAATAATTATAATTTAAATCTTGATAGAATTACTATTAAAGCATGGAATGAAGGACAGTCCATGGGCCCACATTTTGATGGTCAAGATGGAAATAAAGATTTGGCATTTTCTTTGGTTGCATATATTAATGATGACTATGAAGGCGGAGAAATTAGCTTTCCAAATCATAATATTACTATTAAGCCAAAGGCTGGAAGTTTAATAATGTTCCCATCGCAAGAGCCATATATTCATGAAGTAAAACCAATTACATCTGGTACTAGATATATGAGCCCTGCACACGTATATATTAAGTAGATCGGTGGTATAATAAAAAAATGACTAACACAGGTATAAATAACTGGCGTTTCCCAGACTATACAGACACCCCAGACGTCCCCAGAGACCTTGGAAACCTTGGTACTGACATAGCCGCATACATAGCCTCTCATCCAGGCCCACAGGGTCCTTCAGGCACCTTATCCGTAGGTACTGTAACTACTGTTAGCGCATCTACTCCAGCATCAGTTGTTAATGTTGGGACATCTTCTAATGCTATATTAAACTTAACATTACCTAGAGGAATAGATGGAATTATTGGTGGCCCAGGCCCATCAAATGTTTTAGAGATTGGCACCGTTACTAGTGGAGTTACTCCAAATGCTACCATAACTGGAACAAGCCCAACACAAACATTAAATTTAGTTTTACCACAAGGTCCTCAAGGAGTGCAGGGTCCGCAGGGTCCGCAAGGCCCAACAACAGTAGCCGTTGGAACTACAACAACAGGTGCTGCTGGAACAAATGCTTCAGTAACAAATACTGGAACAGCAACAAATGCTGTGTTTGCATTTACAATTCCAAGAGGCGCAACTGGAGCAACTGGCGCACAGGGAATACAAGGCATACCTGGTTCTAGCGCAACAATTGATCCAATTCCAACTACAATAAGTTTAAATATACCAATTTCATCTGGCTATGGAGTAAACTCTAATTGGTATCCATTTGCAAACAATTTGTATTCAATTGGTCAGCCAATTGATGCTGGCTCAGGAGTTACATCAAACAGATTTTGGAAAACAATATATTCTAACACTGGAACTATAAATACTTCTGATCAAAGATTAAAAACGGATGTATCTGTATCTACACTCGGCCTTAATTTTATAAATGATTTAAATCCAGTAAGCTATAAGTTTATTGAAGGTGGCAAAGAAATAGTTGACGGCGATCTAGTTTCTATTCCTGGATCAAGAACTCATTATGGACTTATTGCACAAGAAGTAAAAGAAGTTTTAGACGCATCTGGAGTATCTGACTTTGCTGGTTGGGTAAAGATGGACATGTCAGTAGAAGATTCAATGCAAGGACTTAGATATGATCAGTTTATTGCTCCACTTATTAAAGCAGTACAAGAGCTTACAGCGAGAGTTAAAGCCCTAGAAGAGCAGTAAGACATGTCATATAAATATACTGTCTTAAAAGATAATCCACTTTCATTTTTTTTACTAGATGAAGTTCGTTCTGGTGCTGCTGGCGTATACAGTAATTTAACATCATTATTTTCAACATACGCAGATTTAAGAGATAATGGGATTTCATATGCAGCAGTAAGTGGTCTGCCAATAAAAGATTATTCTGGTAATGCAATGGAAGGATATGCAATTGATGCTTCTGCCATGGAAGTATTGCCCATAGTTGGAGCGGGTATTAGAGGAACAGAAATTAATGAAAATATAGACCTGTCTTTAAAAGCTTTAGGAATTGCTACTTCTAAAAATCCAGATAGCCCATTTGCATTTGAGATATGGTTTAGCCCAGATATATCTGATTCAGAAGAATATTTAATACTTGGAGACGCAACAAATAAAATAGGACTATTTTATAATAATGAAAATGTAATATTTAAATGTACAGAACAAGAAAAAATATTTTACAAAGTAACTAAAAATCAAGTTATGCATATAGTAGGTACATTTTCTAAAGACAAAATTTCATTATACATAAATGGAGTCCTTGTTTCTGAAAAATTAATCACTTCAGGATTTAAATTTATCAATGAGTCACTTGCAATAAAAATTGGTCCAGCTAATACTGGTAAAAAATTTATAGTAGATTCTGCAGCAATTTATAATTATGAAATTGAAAATACAAAAATTTTATCTCATTATATGGTTGGATATAAAGAAACAAAATACTCACAAATTGTTTATTCTAAAGATGGCACATTATTCTCATTAAATTCTGTGTTTATAAAACCAGATGTATCCTACAGATATCCTGGATTAAAATCTTTAGATTCTATAGTTTCGGGAGATGCATACTATAATCCAACCTATAAAAGAATAGAGTTTGCACAAACAATATTACCAGAAACAAAAACTTTTATATTTGAAGAAAGGCTTTATGTTCCTAATCCAGAAACAATTGTTTCTTCTAGAATATCTTATGGCCAAGATGTAGAAAATATATTAGTAGAAGCTAAAGTTCCAGGACAAGAATGGAAGGCATGCAAAAATAATTCTGTTTTACCATACTACAACAAAAATGAAAATTTAATTGGGCCAATATTAGATATTCGTGTGACAATGACGACGCTTGATTCTTCTTCTGATTTGCCTTATTTTGATAAGCTAGAAATTGATTTATATTCTAACAAAGACTTTTATTCTGACAGTGGTGGAGGAAAAGTATATTCGGACTATGACTATTCACTTGGATATTACAATTACCCAGTAAGAATGCAAAATAAATATAATGGTCTTTCCATGATTTCAGGACATGGATTCTCTGTAGATCTTGCAATACAGCCAAGAACCATTGAAATGTTTTTTACCCCAAGAGAAGGAAAAAATGTTTTATTCTCATCAAATGCTGCATCCTTTAAATGGACTAATGCGGGGGCAATAACAAAAAATGGAATTAGCGCAATATACGTTAATGGTATAAATAGAACTGCATCTACAAATATATCTGAATTCCTTTTAAGTGGAGTTTCACACCATATACTAATAGTCTTAAGCGCAGTTGCTACAAGCATTAAATTTAATCAGAGTCAAAACGGATCAGAATATGGTGGATCTAATACCTATAGCAATTTAGCATTCTATGAGACTCCATTTACCGCTTCACAAGCCTTAAAGAATTATAATCTATATTGCTCAGATAATTCATTTACAGTGCAGGACCCAGGTATAAATTTTTCAGAAAGTGCTAATGGTCAAGACAATACAGCCTACTTCATCAGATCTTTTGACGTATAGCCTACAATATATTAAAAATATTGTCACAGACTAGTACAGAAGATGGACTTTTGCTAGGAATAATGGTAAACTGGGTTACATATGGAAATCTTAAATCAAAAAAGCCAAATTATTGAAGAGACACGCCTAGGCATATACGTATGGGAAATGCCAGATGGCCGATGGATCGGTGACGATGATGGCAATTTTCTTTCTATAACATCTACAAAAGGCAACAGATCTAAAATTGCCGCACTTGCAGATGCTGTTAGACATTATGGCATTAGCGAAGGCCAACCTAAATTTCTTTCAGGTAAAAGAAAAATTGATGATGAAGAATTTGAACATCAAAACCAAAGACTTAAATGGGGACTTACTCCAGATCCACTTGATATTGGAGAATATAAAGACTCAGTCTTAAGAGGGGGAGCAGTAAAATGACACAATTTTTAGAAGATGGACCAGAAGATACATACGAGGTATCTGTTAAAAATAGCTCAGACCTATTTTCATTTAAGAAAGAAAAAGAACACGTAGACCCATTTGCTATTGGTATAGATGACCTTAAGAAGGTAAGAGGCCTAGGCACAAATTTTAAGAGAAAAATAAATAGAGATTTTGCAAAATCATTTACTGGTAAAGATGGAGCAGGTACACAACAGAATCTATTACAGTCAGCAGTTACTGGATATGCAATGTTTGACCTTGTTCAACCAGTATATAATTTAGAATACCTTTCTCAAATATATGAAGTTTCAACATACAACTATGCAGCCATTAATGCTAAGGTAGCAAACATTGTTGGTCTTGGATACTCCTTTATGGAAACAAGAAAAACAAACGATGCAATTGATGCAATAACAGATGACAAGCAGTTAGATAGAGCACGTAGAAAGCTTAATAAGTTAAAGCAGGATCTTCAAGATTGGTTAGATGCAACAAATGATGAAGATACATTTACTGAAACATTAATAAAAGTATATACAGACCTAGAAGCAACTGGTAATGGCTACTTAGAGGTAGGTAGAACTACAGGCGGAGACATTGGATATATTGGACATATCCCAGCAAAAACTATGCGTGTAAGAAGACTTAGAGATGGATTTATGCAATTGCTTTATGGCAAGGCTGTATTCTTCAGAAATTTTGGAGATACAGAAACCATTAATCCAATTGGTGATTCAGAAGATAGACCAAATGAAATCATTCATTTAAAGAAATATACTCCAATGAATAATTATTATGGTATCCCAGATATCGTAGCAGCACAGATGTCGCTTGCTGGAAATGAATTTGCTGGCAGATATAACCTAGATTACTTTGAAAATAAAGCGGTTCCAAGATATATTATTACGGTTAAAGGAGCAAAGCTTTCTCCAGAGTCAGAAAGAAAATTGCTTGAATTCTTCCAGGTTGGATTAAAGGGAAAGAATCACAGATCACTATATATCCCTCTACCAGCCGACACTCAAGATAATAAGGTTGAATTTAAAATGGAGCCAGTTGAAGCTGGTGCTCAAGAGTCTTCATTTAATATTTATAGACAATCAAATAGAGATGAAATTCTATTGGCACACAGAGTTCCAATTAATAAAATTGGTGTCCCAGAAGGTGTATCTTTGGCAAATGCTAGAGATGCAGATAAAACATTTAAAGAGCAGGTTTGCCGACCAGCTCAAATGAGACTTGAAAAAAGAATTAATTCAATAATTGAAGAAAAGACAGATGCATTAAAAATTAAATTTGAAGAGTTGACTTTAACTGACGAAGACACCCAAAGTCAAATAGATGAAAGATATTTAAGAATGCAGGTTATTACTCCGAATGAAGTTAGAATTAGAAAAGGAATGATTCCTGTTGACGGCGGAGATGAAATGGTTGAATTAAAGCCACAGCAAGCTGCTGATCAAAAAGCAACTGCTGGTAAAACTAGGGCCAGGGATTCAGAAAGATCTGCTGCATCTTCCGATAAAGTCGGAGAAGGCAGAAATGCAAAAGGTGATGGAAAAAAGGTTGACTAAACCTAATCAACTGCTATTTGCATTATAGTAGATAAACCATTAAAATTAAGCATATGAACATTGAAAAAGCCCAGTGGTCCACCGACGGCCAAAACATTCATTTAGCTGTCCCATTCACAAAGGTGAATAGGGAGAATAGAACTGTTTCTGGATTTGCTACACTAGATAACGTAGATCAAACAGGCGATGTTGTAACAGCAGAAGCAAGCATGAAAGCATTTGAAAGTTTTAGAGGCAATCTTAGAGAAATGCATCAGCCACTAGCTGTAGGTAAAGTAGTTTCTTTTAAACCAGAAACATACTACGATCAAAAGTCAAAAGAGTTTTATAATGGAGTGTATGTTACATCATACATCTCAAAGGGTGCACAAGATACATGGGAAAAAGTTCTTGACGGAACACTTTCAGGTTTCTCAATTGGTGGAAAGATTAAAGAGTCAGACAACGAAATGAATAAGTCAACAGGAGAGACTGTAAGATTTATTAAGGATTACGATCTAATAGAATTATCAATTGTTGATTCACCAGCAAATGAAATGTGCAACATCATATCAATTGAAAAGATGAACGGTCAACTTGTATTTAAAGGAATGGCTGCAGATGTAGTTACAGAAAATATTTTTTATTGTGAAGAAAGCGACTCTGTTTTTATCTCGACAGACAAAACATATGCTTCTCCAGTTACTGGAAAAGAAGCTACGCTTATTGGCTGGGTTGAAAGCTCAGACATAAACAAATCAAAAGAGATAGATAAGATTCTTGCTTCATTCAAGAAGTCAAGAGTTCCGTTGCCTGGAATACAAACAATAGCAAAACAGGTAAACGTACAAGGAGGTAATGAAGTGGAAAAACTAAACGTAACAGCTGAAGATTCAGCAGTAGTAACTGCAGAAACAGCAATCGTTGAAGAGACCGTAGTTGCATCTGATGCACCTGCAGTCGAAGATGCACCAAACGCTGATAACTCAGTGGAAGATGCAGACTCTGCTTCTGTAGATGTCTTTAAGTCAGTTGATGCTCCTCAAGCAGAAGCTGCAGTTGAAGAACCTGATTTTGCAAAAATGTTAGTAGACCTAAAGGGATTCTTTGCAGATACTCTTAGCAAGGCTACAGAGGCAAATGCAGTACAGGTTTCAGAAATCAAAGAAACTGTAGAGACTTTTAGCAAGAGCGTAAATGCTCAAATTACAGAGTTAGCAGAAAAGCACAGTGCACTTAGTGCCGCTGTCACAGAAATAAAGGGCACCATTGATGGTGTTCAAAAGCGTGTAGATGCCGTAGAAGGCGATACAGCAATCAAGAAGTCCTCAGACCTTGGCGGGTCTGTTGCACCAGCAGTAAACAAATCAAAATGGAACGGTTCTTTCCTCGGTTCCGTAAACGAAATATTTAACTAGGGTAGGTGAATTATATGAGCAATGAAACATTAGAAAAAGCAATCGCAGCAGGCACAACAGCCTCAACTGGTTTTGCATCAACAGCAGGTGGAGCAGGAGTACACACAGCGTCTGAAAACGGCAACGGTGGTCTTCTAAATCCAGAACAATCAGCTCGCTTCCTAGACTATATGTTCGATTCAACCGTAATTGGAAAAGTCGCACGTACAGTTCGAATGAAGTCAGACACAACAGAGATTGATCGTATGTCAGTAGGAGAAAAGCTTGTTAAGCTTGCATCCGAAGGAGACAACACAGGTGTTAACTCAGCTGTAACTTTCTCAAAGATCTCTCTAACAACAAAGAAGCTTCGCATGGATTGGGAACTTTCAACTGAGTCTCTAGAAGACAATATTGAAGGTGCCGATCTTGAAGATCACATTGCACGTTTGATGGCAACACAAGCAGGAAATGACATCGAAGATGTTATTCTTAACGGTGATGAGTCACTTTCAAGCGATGCACTATACAAGTCATTTAATGGTGTTGTAAAGAAGGCTAAGACCTCTGGTCGTGTAGTCGATGCAGCAGGTGCGGGAATTTCCCGTGCTGTATTTAACTCAGCGCTAAAGGCTCTTCCACGTAAGTACAAGCAACGTCGTACAGACCTTCGCTTCCTTGCAGGATCAAACTTGATCCAAGATTACTTATACTCAAACTCACAGAACATCCAGAATGTTACTCCACAAGATATTGCCTCTGGCATTATCCGTGGTGATGTTCCTGTTCTAGGAGGTCCTGCAGGATATGTAGCTCCATACGCATTTGGTATTCCAATCGTTGAAGTTCCACTTCTTCCAGAGACACAGGCTGGTACATATGCAAGCCCATCAGGATCACACGGAGATGTCCACTTGACATTCCCTAACAACGTGGTAATTGGTGTAAAGCGTGACGTAACAGTTTACCGCTTCTTCTGGCCACGTAAGGACTCAATCGAGTACACAATGTATACTCGTGTTGGTGTTCAAATCGAGCAGGCAGACGCTTGGGTCGTTGTAAAGAACGTTAAGGTTGCTTCCTAATTAGGAATTAATCTCGGAGAAGCCCCCAATTAATTTTGGGGGCTTTTCATTTTAATTATACAATGCTATAATGGTTTTACCTAGAAAAAGGAGTAATAAATGTCTTTTGACACATTAAAAGTCGGAGAGCTAAAAGCAATTGCAGAAGATTTTGCAGTTGAAACAGAAGGACTTAAGAACAAGCAGGACATAATTGCAGCACTATCAGAAGAAGGTGTTACATACGCAGTGTATGCTAAGACACTAAAAGATATAGAAGATGCAAAAGAGGAAATTGAAATCCTCCCAGTATTTGATCCAAAGGCAGAACGTACAGAAGATACTGTGCTAGTTAGAATGACAAGAGCAAACTTTAGGTATGACATTTTGGGGCACACGTTCACACAGGACCACCCATTTGTAGCAATGCATAAAGATGCTGCTCAATCAATTTTTGATATAGAGGAGGGGTTTCGTTTAGCCACACCAAAAGAAGTACAGGATTATTACGGCTAATCTTAATCGCAAAAAATGGAAATTATAGTAGGAACAAATGCTCCAATAAAGCAAAGAGTCTTTTGGAAAGGCGGCATATCCAAAGCAGACTCATTGCCAACAGTTAAGTTTTATGACATAACTGAAGACCCAGCAGTTGCTCCATCTATTAATCCAGCAACTCTTTTACATACACAAACAGCAGAAGAAATAGACACAGACTTTGGAGTATACAGTGTATACCCACCATTGTCTCTTACAAATAGACCTAGATCATTAAAATTGGTTTGGGAATATGAAGTAGAAGACCAACCAGTAATAAAAGAGCATAAGTTGTTTGTAGTTAAACCATATACTGATTTAACTCAAGCAGCAGATGCATTAGGATTTGGTTTTGATCAGTCTGACCCAAATTATAGAACATTTGCAGATCTTACTGCTGCAGAACGCTATGCAAGAAAATTAATTGAAAACTACACGGGTCAACAATTTCATTTATATGATGATGTAAATGTTGTATATTCTACTGGTTCAGATACCTTACCTTTGCCATATAAAATTAATGAACTACATGAACTTTATTTAAATGATATGCTTTTAATAGATAACATTAATCATATAAATAATTTTGCTTTGCCAATTTTTATATCTGATAGTGGTTTCGGATTAAGAGTGGATAGATCAAAAGCTTTAGATAACATCGTTTACTACGCTAATGGAATGGTCCCACCAAGCATTAATGATGCTGGAAGAGGCGTATTTATAAATGGCGGTACTTACAGAGTTGCTGGCAGATATGGATGGGAACATGTCCCAGACGAAGTAGAGCTTGCATGCATTGAATTAATGAGAGATTTTTTCTCTAAAGATAAAGAATGGCGCAATAAATATATAAAGAGCATACAGACATTTGATTGGCAGTTCCAATATGATACATCTGCATTTAGCGGAACAGGCAATAACTATGCCGATCAACTATTGCTTCCATATGTAACAAACAAAATGGTAGTTATTTAAGATGAACAACCTAGTTGATTCTATTTTCAATATGAAGGTAGATGTATATCTGCAAGAAGATTATCAGGACCAGAATACTGGTGCCATTAAGAAATCTTGGATATATGAAAAAACTATCCCATGCTTTGCAAAAGGGGTTATATCAAACTCAGCTACTGCAAGAAATGGAGATAGCCAGTCTATATCAACTAAATATAAAGATACTCAGACAATAGAAATTAGAACACAAACAAGACTTACATATAGACAAAAAATAACTAACGTTAAAGATTCTTCTAATAATGTAATTTGGTTTGAATTAAATTATCCAAATGATACACCAACAGTATTTGAAATTATAAGCTCAACTCCTATTACAGATCCTTTTGGAACACTTATGGCATATAACTCAGTTGCCAAAAGGTCGGAGAATCAAATAATTGGAGACTAACGGAGTAGCACTATTACAAGCAGCTTCTGGCCTAGAAAGATTAATGGTCGGTTCAGCTGCCGCTGGAGTTCTCAAAGACAGTAACGTAGCACAGATATCTGCATTCTTATATTACCAAGCAAATGTAGCAGCAAAGCTTACGTCAAATAAAGCATTTCAAAGACTTTTTAAAACTACAATATTTAATCAAATAGACCAAGACTTTGGATTATTCATAGACTCTCAAGCACGTACAAAACCAAAGTCATTACATCATGTATACGAATGGAATAAGACTGGGCAAACCACTAGCAGATTATTTAAGTTAAATAGAATGGATTCAACAGGACTTTCATTTAAGATTAACTACGATCTAAAATTATCTAAGTCTTCAGTTCCTACAAAAAATAGAAAACAAAAAAGCAGATATGTTTTTGCAAATAAAGCTGCGGTCATGGAAAAGGGTATGCCAATTATCATTAGACCAAAATCAGCTGAAAGGCTTGTATTTGAGATTGATGGAGAAGTTGTATTTATGCCAAAGGGGAAGTCAGTTACAGTAAGAAGCCCAGGCGGTAGAGCATCTACTAATCAATTTGACCTTGCGTATAGTAGATATTTTAGCGGACCTATGGTATCTCATTCTATTAAGGCTTCTGGATTTCAAAATATATTTGGGTCTAAGTTTGAAAAAGCAATGAGAGTTCCTTCTTCTATATCCAAGGTGCGTTATTCTTTTAGTCCAGGTACAATTAGACTACAAGCGGACTCAGCATTAACTGAACAATTTGGAGGAGCAGCATAATGGCAAATTATAATATAGATGCAATGTATGAAATTAGAAAGCACTTATGGCAGGAACTAATATTAAATAGTTTAGTAGACCCTAATTCATATTACAGCGACAACTTAGGCGAATCAATAATTCCAATTATCCCAGTCCAACAGGCTCCAGAAATGAATCAATTTTTAAGCGGCAAGACACACATTGTTTATGACAAGATAGGAAGCACCTACGAAGAAAACTGGATGATATGTTGCGAAAAGATATCGTTTACAATCTACTCGGTAGACCATGCCGAAATAAATGCTATTAGAAATATGATGATGGATGTATTTAGAAGAATGGACGATTCTGCCAAAGACCTAAATAACTCTAAGTCCACGGATAAAATAATATTTCACAACACAATGATTGTAGACATGTCTCCTACAGAGCCATCCGAGGAGCTAGCAGGTTTTCTGGCGGCAGACGTTATATTAGAGGTCAAATACTCTAGGACAGTTGGAGATAAAGGCAGGTTTGATTAGTTTGCCTTTTGGTTGATTGTAAGATAAAATTATACCAAGAGGAAATGAGCCTAGCCAGCTTGATTTAAAGTAAGTCAATATATATATATTTATTTAACAGGAGGTTTTACAACATGGCAGTACAAAACGTAGGTAATGCTAAGAATATTCTAGTTGGTGCTTCACCACTATTTATTTCAAACTTAGACGTTACAGCAGCAAAGTACAAAGCTTCTGAGCCAGGTGCCACCGATGGTGTCGCATATGTTTCAGGAACATCTTATACAACAACTTTAAATGCAATTGATCCAAAATTAAAGTCAGGCGTACCAACACCAACTTTAGACTTTGCATACCGTAACGTAGGTTACACAAACAATGGTCTTCAGGTTACATACAATCCATCATACGGTTCAGTAACAGTAGATCAGCTTCTTGATACAGCAAAGCTTTTCAAGGAGTCAATGGAAGTTATGATTGCAACAGAAATGGCAGAAGGTACTCTTGAGAACGTTCTAGCAGTATTTGGACAATCATCATCAACATTAGTAGAAGCAGGAACAGGCTTAACAGCAACCGATACACTTGGTCTTGCTGGTGGTGCACTAGGAGAAGCTCCAACAGAGCGTCAACTTATTGCAGTAGGTCAAGGTCCAACAGCTGATGCAACAAGAACTGAGCGTGTATATTATGCACGTCGTGTTCTTTCTGTACAACAGTCACAGTTCTCTTTGGCTCGTAACGCAGCATCAACATTCCCAGTAACATTCCGTTTGCTTCCATCTGGTGACTCAGCTCACGCAGGCAAGGAATATGGTTTTATTGTAGACCGTGTTCTAGTAGCATAATTAATATAAATTAATTAGTAAAACCCCCCTAAGAAATTAGGGGGGTTTTATCATTGTATTGGTAATTCTGATATGATACAATAATTAAGACGAGATCCTAGGAGGATTTAAATTGGCAACAACAGTATATGATGTAGAAGAAATTCAACTACAAAATGGCGCAACCGTAAAGTTAAAGCCTTTAACAATTAAAGAGCTTAGAAAGTTTATGGCAGCTATTGCAAAGACAGCAGAAGTAACTACAGAAGATGAGACGCTAACCATCCTAATCGATGCTTGTGCAGTAGCATTAGAAAAACAGCTTCCAGAATTAGTGGCCGACAGAGATGCATTTGAGGACGTATTAGATGTACCAACAATTAATCGCATCCTTGAAGTTTGTGGTGGTATTAAGATGGACGATCCAAATTTGCTAGCAGCAGCGGTTCTAGCTGGTCAGAACTAGATCTAGCTGCATTAGAAGGAGAAGTATTCTTAATAGGAAACTATAAGAATTACGAAGAATTAGAAGACAGTCTTTCAATGCCAGAGTTAATTCAAACCTTCTCAGCAATGCAAAAGACTGAATCAGAAAAAAGAAAGTTTCTGGCATCCATACAAGGCATAGAGCTTGACAGTGGAGAACAAGAAGAAAACAAGAGTTTTGAAGATGTAAAAAGAAAAGCTCTTGGAATAACTGCAGATGCATCTGATATTGTTTCACTACAAGGTCAGTTTGCTTCAGAAGCAGGGTTCGGTATCGGGGCAGGACTCGGATACCAAAAGGAGTAGGTAGTTGGCAGATCAAAATATAGTTACCAACATAACTGCGACGGCTAATTTTAGTAGCCTAACAGCGCAGTTACAAGCGGTGACCTCTCAACTTCTAAAACTTCAAGCTACAACAATTGGTTTAAATAAAAATTTAACTAGCCAAGTTGGAGTAATGAATCGTCAGTTTGACGAAACCATGCGCTCCACTGGCCAGTTTGCCAGACACTTTGTAACACTAACTTCAGACGTATCTAAGTTCGGACAGAACCTAGATAGCGGAAGAATGAAGCTAGGTCAATATTTTCAAACATGGCAAGGACACACAAGAAAAACTAGCACATTAGTTAAAGAGCTAGCTAAACAGCAGGTAATGCTTGAGAATGCAATTATCCAACCACTAGGTAAAAATGCTCAAGGATTAATGCAATATAACGTAATGGTTCAATCTGGACTAGATGCAACAAAGAATAAATCTGCACTATTAAGACAAGAACTATCTATCATGAATAAGGTCATGAATGATGGGGCGGGCCAATTAATTAACTGGGGTAAAAATACACAGTGGGCTGGTAGACAGCTTACAGTAGGACTTACTGTACCATTAGCAGCATTTGGTATGGCTGCAGCAAAAGCATTTAGACAAGCAGACGAAGAGCTTGTTAGACTTACAAAGGTTTACGGCGGGTTAACAGCAACATCATCATCAGATTTATTAAAAGTAAGAAAAGATGTAGCTGCTTTATCTAGAGAATTAGCATCTGGCTTAGGTGCAAACTTTACAGAGACTATTGGATTAGCAGCTGACATTGCTGCAACTGGAAAAGAAGGAAATGCACTTCTAGAATCAACTAGACAAGCAACAAGACTTTCAGTTCTTGGTGAAGTTGATAGGCAAGAGGCAATGAAAGCAACACTATCAATTCAGACAGCTTTTGGACAAAACACAGATCAGTTAGCACAATCAATTGACTTCCTTAACGCAGTTGAAAACCAGACATCAACGAGCCTTGCAGATTTAGTAGAAGCAATTCCTAAAGCTGGACCAGTTGTAAAAGCATTAGGTGGAGACGTACAAGATTTAGCACTTTATTTAACAGCAATGCGAGAAGGCGGAATCAATGCTTCAGAAGGAGCAAATGCATTAAAATCTGCATTAGCATCTATCATTAATCCAACTAAGGTTGCAAAGGGTATGTTCATGGATCTTGGTATAGATCTTGGCGGTATAGTTGAAAAAAATGCTGGAAACTTAACTGGAACAATAATGGCATTAAAAGATTCACTAGATACATTACAACCACTAGAAAGAGCAAGAGCAATTGAGCAGCTATTTGGTAAATTCCAATTTGCAAGAATTAATGCATTATTTGAGAATCTTGGGAAACAAGGAAGCCAGACACTAAAAGTATTAGATTTGATGAAAGCTAGCACATCAGATTTAGCTAGTATATCTGATCGAGAATTAAAAACAATGACTGAATCTGCCTCTGGTAAATATAAGAGAGCACTTGAATCTGTAAAAGCAGACCTAGCAGTAATTGGAGAACAATTCTTAAAGGTTGGAACATTTGTATTAAATGCAATTGATGGAATTGTTAAATTTATTGGGCACCTTCCAGGACCAATTAAAGCAGTACTAGGATTTATTGGAAGCCTTACAGCAATTGCTGGACCTATTATTATGTTAACTGGTGTGCTTGCTAACTTCTTTGGATATATTATTAAGGGTATTTTTGCTTTAAAGAATATTGGTAAAGGTGGAACAGGATTTAAACTTTTAACTCCAGAATTGATGGCAGCAGCAGAAGCTGGCAAAAGTGTAGAGCAATCATTCTATAGCGATACAAAGGCAGCAGCCACATTCTCTGATGCAGTATTAACATTAGCAGCTTCATTTGAAAAACTAAAGCAAAGCGCAATGTCTTCCACTATTGCAACTAATAATAGTATGTCTACAGTTGCTGGTAGCCCAGTTATGCGTGGCGGAGGAAGAATTGTAGATAAAGAAAACCCTCTTGTTGGAAGACCTTATTCAAGAGATATGTCTCATGTTATTCCAACTGGATCAAAGACTGCAGAACAAAGAGCAAATGAAACAATATTTTCTACTGTTCCTGGCCCTAAGCCAGTAAACTTAAGACTTTCAAATTCACCACAAACATACATGAGTGAAGATCTTCCAAGAATTCCTGGAGTAACTTCAGTCAATGGAGTATCTAACGGTATAGTTGCAGCGGAAGCAGCAAAATGGCATTCTATGACAGCAGCACTTGCTATGCAATCAAAGGCAGAAATAGCATTACTTAAAACTGAAGTAGCAGCAACTGGAACAGTAACTGCCTCACTAGCAGATTCCTATCAAGCATTACTTCCACAAATGACAAAAATAACTACTTTAGCTGCAGAAGAAACAGCACTAATAGTTAATCAATTACAAGCTGGCAAGATTACAGTAGAAGCAGCAAGGGCAAAGATATTTGCATTGAATGCACAAGTAGAAGCTATGATGGCTCAAACTGCACAAGGAGTTGCTACAGCTCAAGCAAGAAGCATTAGTTTAACTACAGTTCCATTAACTAGCCAGCCAGTTGTTAGCGCAGCTGGTAAATCAAATATGAAAGAGCTTTTTCATAAATCAGAAACTTCTAAATTAGTAGATTCAATAGCACGTGGCCTTGGCGTTAGAACTTCTGGAGCTGGATATAGCATTCAAACAACAAAGCCTAGATTTAATACTGGTGGAAAGATTGAAAACTTTGGTCAAAACAAAACTCGGGTAAGCGGTCCTGCATCTGTAACATACGATGATCGAATGGGCAGCGTTCCAGTAGGTGGATATGTATTAAACCAAGCAGCATCTATGGATCCAGCAAATGCTCAATTAGTAGCAGCAGCTCCATCAACTCATAAAAATAGTGGTGGTAATATAACTGCACTCCTTACACCAAAAGAAACAGTATTTGGTCCAGGCATTCAAGATAATCCAGAACTTTTTGCCGCAGTAGATGCAGCAAATAATGGAAGGCCAGTTGCAGGACATATGGGTGGCGGAAGAATTAGTCTTTCAAAATCTAATTACGGAGTAATGGGCCCAGCAGTAATGGGTAAAATTTTAGCACAGCTATTTAAGCGCAATCCAAAACTTTCAAGAGAGATGCTACTAGGAAGAGACATGTCTTTGTCTGGCGCAGAAGCTAGAGCATATCAAGAAAGTGTATTTGGTTCTGCAGTTAGATCATCATCTAAAGAATTAAGTAGACAATATTATTATGTAGGAAATTGGGGCGGAAGGCTAAGATCAAGTGTTAATACAGCTCTTTCCCATGGTGCTGCTAAAAAAGCTGATGTTGTAAGCGATTTAATGCATGGATCATCACAACAAGCACTTCCTTCACTTACAAGATTTTTGCAAGTAAATAAAATATCTGCAGATAAAATACAATTGTTAACTGATCGTGCTAGAGCAAATATAGTTTCTGGTTTATCTGGAACTGGTAAAATTGGAGAAGCAGAGTGGTCAAGACTTCAACACAAAGAGTATCTTGCTATAGCAAAAGAACTTCGATTAAGAAAAGAATACTTAGAAAGTTTAAATGTTCCAGGACAAAGAAGAGCTCATTCAACTGATCCAGCTGCAAGAGGAATTCAAGCAGAAACTGCTTTAAATCCATATGGCAAAACAGATTTAGAAAAACTTATTGCCGCAAATGATGCAAATGGAACAAGATACATGGGGTCATACCGTAATTATGGAATAGAAAAAATTAATGGAGAACCAACAGCGCTAGCGCATATGATGCCTAAATTCAATTATGGTGGCAAAATAAGACCAGGAAAGTCTAATTACGGAAAGCCTATGTTCCTTGGAATGCCTAGAAGAATTAAGGATATAGAGCAACAAAGACAATCTAGACTTCACATGGAAGAAATTAGTGCTGGTCTTAAGAACAGCAGATTTGCAGATGTGCCACCAACAGATTTTGGTAAATTAATAACACCTACTTCTGGAAGAAGTTTCCCAGTTCCAGGTATTGGTGGATTATATGAAAAACCAGATGGCACTAGAGTATTTGTTAAGCCAGTAATGGATGAGACAGCAGCGTTAGCCGAACAACGTGCAACAATCATTGCAAGAAATGCACATGGATTACATTCACCAATGCAATCAATTAGGACCATGATAGACCCAACTGATCCAGCTGGTAAAAGAAAACTTCTTGTTTTAGAGTCCCCATACGATAAAGCATTTGCACAATCTTCTGGAGAATTTAGCAGGAAAGATTATTTTAAACAATTAGTAGCCGCTAATTTAAGAGGAGATAAAGATTTAGGGGCAGGCAATCTATATGGTGGGACACTTGCAGATGTAGGAACTGCTGGCGTATTTAAGATGGCTTCTGGCAAGAGAACATATGAAACAAATATGCCTTCAATGTCAGATCAAGCACGTATTAATTTGCTTGGAGTAAAAGGTGGAGCCAAGAAGTTCTTTGCAGAATCTACTTTAAATATACCAAAGGGAATGACACCTAAGCAATATCATGAAACAATGATTGCTGAGATAGACACTGTTCTTCCAGCTTTAAAGAAAACAATATCAGAATTTAAATTAAATGCAGAAGAATTAGCTATATATAATGCAATGATTAAAAGACTTGAAGATGGCAGAAATGTTAATTGGCAAGAATTTCATGGCATCCATTCTGCAGTAAAACCTGCAGCGGCTAAAGCGCTTACCCCTGCAGCGTTAAAGAAATTAAAAGACGAAGTAGATTTAAGAATAAGACAAAAAGGACATGCAATATCTTTAAGCGATAATTCATTTAAAACGCCTCTTAATGGATTTAATGGAGGCGGAGGAATTGGTAATGTCTTAAAGGGATTAGCTATGAGAAGAATTGGTGCAGGCTTTGGGCCAACAGGTGCACCTAAACCTAGTACATATGAATCAGCTCCATGGGGAGTTAACTCACTATCTATTGAAATGGCAAATACATTATTTGCAAATTCTGGATTAAGAAAGCATACACAAAAACTTCTTTACGATAAGTTTGCTGCTGCCTTGGCAAAAGAAAAACCTTATGGATACGTTAAAGATGCACAAGGTTCTTTAAAGAATGCACTTGAGCCAGCATCACTAGATGCAGTAATTAGACAAGCTGCTAGCGATTTAGTTGGCGATAGAAATCTATTAAGACAACTATCTCCAATAGATAAAGACATTCTTAGAAACAAATATTTAAATTGGGATTCAAGAAAAGATACCCCAATGACTGCAGAGCTAAAGAAAAAGATATTTGGCATTGATGGTAAAAGAGAAATGGGTGGACCAGTATCTCCAGGACAAAATTATGTTGTTGGAGAAAAAGGCCCAGAAATATTCAGTCCTTCACAAAGCGGAAATATTATTCCAGGATATGAAGTTGGCGGAGTTATTAGATATGGTAAAGATTCATATGGAGTAAGTGGTAATCCAGCAAAACGTGCAGCAGAAGCAGCAGCTAAAGCAGAACGTATTGCAGCTTCTCAAGCTGCAGCAACTGCAAACCCAGAATATAAAGAAGGACCGCTTTCTGTAGGTAAAACTACAATAGTTGGAAATGGCGGAGTAAGAACAAATGCTTATGGCCTGCAGGGGTCTTTCCCGTATGCTCCAGGATTAAAGCTTCCATTAAGAGGATTTAATGCAGCAATAGATTCAGCTATATTATCAATTTCAAGTAATTTAAAGGCAGCATCAAATAGATTAATTACTAGCACAAGAATGATTGGCGATCAGATAAACTCATCTTTAAGAACATTATCTGATGGAGCAAAAAGATTTGGAACATCAATTACAGCATCAACTAAAACACTTGTTTCTTCATATAAGCATGGTGGATCTGAAATATTAAAATATGGTGCCCCTGGAGCGTTTGTTGGAACTAGAGAAGATCGTAACGCTAGAATGCTTGGTTCATTTAAAGCTAATGCTGCATATTCAACTGCAGCAATAATGCATCCACTTCAATATTTAAAGCAAAAGGGTGTATTGGGAATGGATCCTAATAAGCCAGCTCTTGGAACTGGTGCCCTGGGCAGTACTGTTGGAATGATGGGTGGAATGGCAGCTGGAACTGCAATCGGTGCAAAATTTGGAGGACAACAAGGCGCAATGATGGGAAGCATGGCTGGAATGATGGCTGGTCCAGCTTTAATGTCAGGTGCTGGTAAAGCAGTTTCAATGATGGCAGCCAGATCAGTTACCATGGGAGTTGCATCAGCTGGACTTGGAGCAACAGCAGCTGGAATTGCAGGCTTAGTAGCACCACTTGCTGCAGTAACAGCTGCAGTTTATGTTGGATACAAAGCGTGGAAACATTATAAAGAAGGACAAACTCTTAATATATCTACATTTGGTCTTACTGCAGAAGCAGCTAAAAAAGCTAATTTAAGATTTACAGACTTTGGTTCAAAAATAAAAGATACTATTCAGGATTCAAAAGATTTGGCTGCTGCAAATAAACTTGTATATGAAAGCATGAAAGATGGCGGAACTCCATTTCAGATGACAATTGCAGAATATAAAAAACTAAAGGTTGAAGTAAAAGAAACATTTGGCGAGCAGATTAAAGCATTAGATAGACAACCGTCTACTAAAGTTCCAGATGCAGTCCGAAGAATTAAAGAACAGTTAATAGCAGCTGGAATGTCTGCTGAAGAAGCAACTAAAAAAGTATATACAATGCTTCAGCTTTCAAATAAAAAAGATCAATCAATTACTGCAACAATGGGTAACGCAGACTTTAAAGCAATTACAGATCCTCAAAGCGCTGCAGTTTCTGCAGTCACAAGTTTTGGTAAAGACACAAAAGATCAAGGAAATAAAGAAAAAGCTGCATCATTAAATACAGCTCTCATGGCAACTGAAACTGGAATTAACGATTTAATTGCAAAGAGAGAAAGACTTGTAGCAAAAGATTTGACTGGAAAGACTAAGTCATTAACATATGCAGAAGCCGAAAAACAAATGATAGATCAGATAAATAAATCTAAAGAAGCTGGCACAGTAATTACTCAGGGCACAATTGATGAAATGGCAAAAACAAATCCAGAAGTTAAAAAAATGATTAATGGATCTGATACAGTTGTAAGCGTATGGCAAAAAATTAGATTGCAGGCGCAAGGATTTACTGGTGATCTTTCTAAATTAAATTCATCTCAAACAAAACTAATTGCTGATTCTTTTGCTGCTATAGCAACATCTGTTGTAGCAACTAATTCAAGTAAAGATGGACTTCTTTCAAAACAATACAGTGCGCTTGGAAAATTAGAAGACAAGATTAAATCTTATACTAAAGCATTAAAGGGTCAAACAGTTTCTCAGCAGATATCTGATAGGGATAAACTGTCTGCACTTAATAAGCAAATTGAGGCAAATAATAAACTTGCTGAGGCCAGAAAGAAAGCACTTACTGCCGCACAAGCAGATGCTGATCTTGGCAGAGAAATTGAAAAGACTAGACTTGCAATGCAAAATGCTTCAGCTACTGGAGATACAGTACAAGCACAATCATTGAGAATTGATTTAGAATCATTAACATCTCAGCAACAAACAGAGTCTCAAACAAAAGCTATTGATAAAGCAACTGAAGCTGCTAATAAGCCGCTACAGGATGCTATTAAGGCTATGAATGATAAGCAGCAAGGTCTTGCAGACAGTGCAGCATTAGCTGGAGAAAGTTTAGACAAGGTCCGCACTAAATATGATGAGCAAAAAGCAGCTATAGATAAAGTAAATAATTCAATGACTGCACTTTATGGAAATGCAGCAGCAGCTGGTAAATCAATAGAAGAATATGTTAAGACAAATAAAGAAGCTGCAGCAGGATTAGTAGCAGCAACAGAAGCAGCTACTGGTACAAAGATGGAAAGATATACTGAAACAAAAGCTTATGAGGGTGGACAACTAGTAACTAAAAAAGTTCCAGTTTCACCACAAGCAAATGCACTATCAATACTAGCAAAAGCAGGAGCGGGATCTGCTGTTAATGACGCACTTGCAAACAGCATTAAGGGTGGAGCAACACTTAAAGATGTTGTAAATGCAGTAAAGGGTGGCGTTGCAGGAATAAAAAGAAAAGATATTGCAGTATCTGGAGATTACTCTAAAGCAATGGAAGAAAAAGAATTTAATGGAGTTAAGACAAAAGTTTTAAATGCACAAGCTAGAAGATCAATTGCACAATCACAAGACTTACAAATAGGAGAAACTTTTATTTGGAATGGTCAAAGATATGGGAAAAGCCAAAAAGATGGCAACATTGTTTTTATGGGTAAAGCTGCAACTGGAGTACAAGGCGGAGCGGCAGGAATGTACCTTGTTGGAGAAAAAGGACCAGAATTTGTTCACTTAAAGAGTCGTGCTAATATTATGCCAAACGATGTTATGAATACATTAGCTGCAGCATCTCCAAGATATAATTTTGATAAAGCTCAATATAATATGAAAGACGGAACTACTTCAGGTAATTCATATGTTGTAAATCAAAATATTTACGCATCTGAAGGAATGGATGTTGAGGCATTATCAAATATGATTGTTAAAAAAGCAGAAATTGTTATTGGACAAAAGGCCAAAGTTAATGTTAAAATGGTTGGACAGGGGAAGAATATATAATGGCAGCTTTAGTTTTACCAGTAGGCTCAGCATTGTTTATACAAGATGCCGCTGGAACATGGCAAAAACTAACTGAACATAATAGATCTCCAATATCTGTAGATGTACAACGCTTTGAGCAGACCTCTAGAATGGCCAATGGAAGCCTTAGAAAGCTGTTTATAGCCGATAAGAAGAACGTCTCTACCTCCTGGAGCATGGTTCCTTCATACTCTACCATGACCGTAGATGGCGGCTGGGGAGCGGAAGATATAAAAACATTTTATTTAAGCGCTAAAGGCCAAGGAACATTTAATGCCAGAATAGCATATAACGCAGCAAGGACCGAAGATTTTGTAGCAAGCTTTACTTCATGCTCATTTAATTTAATTAAAAGAAATGTAAAGGAAAAAGTGGCGGATACAGCACAGGCATTTTGGGATGTAACTATTGCACTGGAAGAAGTATAATGCAATCAGTAAGCCAAACAACTCTAGATAAACTAAATACATCTGCTTCATATTCAATGTCAGGTGGATGCTGGCTAGAATATAATATGAATGATTTAATTGATAAGGCAGCAGTTACAGCCACACCAGCTGATACTGCAACTCAAATAGATCCCATTACTGGTAAGACCTACCAGCCATTTAAAAAACTATTCCCCCTAACAAGTATAATAGATCCAAGAAGACCTGGAGTAGCAGGCATTAATTATTTTATATTAAACCAAAACGTTACTAACAGCATACCAAAATATAATGTTTCATCAGACCTTCCAGTAAGAACTTATTTTTCTAGTCCTAAGAACCAATATAAATTTTGGGTTTCACCCAAATCTGGAGGAACAACTTTAGATAATTTTAGTTTTACTGTAGACTACCCAGTATCACAAACTGCTGTTGCAAATACAATAATTGTTAAATTTGAAACATCTTATTCTAAGCCATCCACATGGTCTATAAAAATACAAGATCACGCAGGCACTGAAACAACAATATCGACAAATGGAGTTGTGCCAGACAATGGGGTATTTCAGTTATACTGGAATGGATCCTCATGGTCTACTACAAAATTTACAATACCTTCTGCTCCAGTTAATATTAAAAAAATTATTGTAGCAGTAAATACAATTAGCGTTGCCAACTCTTATCTTGGAGTAATAGAGGTTGGAGCAAGATATATTCAAGACGTATCAAATAGAATAGTTTCTTTTCAAGTTTCAAAAACTTCATCTGATGACTCATCTGGCATTGTTCCAGTTGGATCAGTAACCTCAAACGCTTTATCAATGTCACTAGAAGGATATGATAAAAAGGGTATTGAGTATGATAAGACGATGCCATTTAACAAAGACAATATTAATCTATACAAGAATGTAAAGGTGTCCCCATTCAATAAAATAGGAGACGATGTTATCCCACAGGGAGTATTTTATATAGATTCATTTACATTGTCAGAGTTTGGAGACATTGACATACAAGGGCTAGACGGAGCAAAGTTTTTACAAGAGATCCTTGCTCCAGATATTGTAATTCAAAATGCCCCATCACAAGCAATAATAAGAAGACTTTTAGATAGCGTAGGATTTACTCAATATAATTTTAATACATATGGTAAGGGCAATACAAACAAAGTTGACTCTGCTACCATAGTCCCATTGTATTGGTTTACAGAAGATACAAAGACAGTGTGGCAGCATATTCAAGAGTTATGTAGAGATACGCAAATGATAGCGACATTTGATAATAATGACATGCTTCAATTCTATCCTAGAGATTATTTATTTGATAAAACAAGAACATCTAGTTTTAAATTTAGAAGCGAAACCAAAGGTACTAATATCCCCAACATAATATCTTTAACTAAAGAAACAGTTCCATCTGTTAAAGCTGTAAAAGTAATATACACTCCAATTATTAGCACAAACTATCAGGGGTCTTCAGATAACCTTTATGTTTCTCCACCAGCTGCTATTGGTGCAGCCGCATTACAGACTACTTTATTAGCAACTGCTCCAGCTGAAACAGATGCACTAAAAGGCGTAGTATCTTTATCTCCTATAAGTGTATACAGCGAGTTGGCAGATACATCTTTTTATAATAAAGCTGGATACTTCCTGATTAACAATGAAATAATTGAATATGATGCAATTGAATTTCAATATGAACCTCTTTCTGCTCCTAATACAGTTATAAAGAAATGGATAACATCAGACTCAGACATTGCTAAATTTCTTGGGGAAAGCAAGATCAATTCATTTAAGCCTACTCTTAGATATAGAATTAAAGAAAGAAATGCATTTAATGCAACTGGTAAAGGTATTGGTGTTGGAGAAAACCATTTAGTAAATATTGATTCATTAAAAGAAGAATGGACTGGGTCTAGGCTAAACTTAAAAGATAAAACAAATATTAGCGACGCAGCAGCATTTTCATTAAGACAAACAGATGGATCTGGAACTTCAATATCTAGATCTTTGCTTACAATAGTTGCCCCTCAAGCATCTAAAGAATATTACTGTGCTTCAATTAATCCAGATATAAACTTTACATCACAAAAATATTTTTCAATTGGGACAGCTTTATTTTTTAAACTAGCAAAAGCAGGAACAGGCAGAACAACTGGAGAGCAGTATGTATCTGCTGGATTAGGCATAGGTCTTGACGCCAATAACTTAAATGGGTATATTTTAAAAATTGGAACTTCTCAAAATGTAGCAAACAAAGGATTAAACTATAGAGACGTACAGTTATATAAAATAGTTAATGGAGTAGAGACTGCAGTTTCTGATACTCAAAAAACAGAAGATGTATCAATTACTGGAGTATCTGGGGGAGAATTTTATAGAGTAGACGTAAGAGTTTCTCAAGCAACAACTGGTAAAATAATATTTAAAATTAAATTTAATAATTCAGTTATAACAGCAACAGACTCTGAGCCAATAGCATTAGGAAATAAAATTGCATTAGTTGGTATGCAAGGCGAAGTAGCTTTTGACTATGCATATATCTCGTCATTAAAGAAAGAAGATTTTACTGGCTCTTATTCTTATGACAACTATGGCTCATATGTTGGGTCAGCTACAGAGCTAAAAAATGTATTTGGTGACTTTATAGCTATTGGATCTGCCTCTACTATTCCAAGTCCATGGATAAAAGAATTTGGTCCTGTTGCAAGAGAAATTAAAAAGATATCAACTAAATATGCAACTAGACCAGGGTTTGTAAAATACCCTCAAATAATATTAAACCCTAACGTAACATTATTAGGATATGATGCCAACTCATTTGGAATAGATGCTTATATTTTAAATAACACTGGAGCATTTGTTGATTTAGCAGACGGTGGACAAAAGAGTTTTATTGTAGTTGGAGAAACAGTTGCCCCATTAGATCCATTTGAGTATATTGATCCAGATTTATCTGCAACTAAAAATGATGAGCAGGTTGCATTTGAATCTATGTGGATACAAAAAGAGTCGGAAGCAATGGAGCTTTCTAAATGGATGAGAACACAATGGTCTAAACAGCAAACAGTAATTCAAATAGATGTATTCCCTAATCCTATTATTGAAACAGGAGATGTGGTGGAGATATCTTATCCTAATAACTTGGTATATTCAACTGAGGATACTGGTAAAACGGCTGGCAAATATATTGTACTAGATATTGAGCAGGGGTATAGTCAGGCTCCATCTACAAAGCTTACCTGTAGGTCGATTTATGTTTAATGAAATGGTAGAATCTTAGTATGGCTACAAAAAAACCAAGAATAGGAAAGTCGCAAATTGCTGGCGGAGTTAAAGTCCAGCTACCAATAGACTCACCCCTAATTGGAGTATTAAAAACAGATCAATATGATATTGTAAATGTATATACCAATCAAATAGATAAGACATATATTGCTTCATCTCCAGACAACAACGATGACCCTGATGAAAATGATGATAATTATCCAGACGATCCCATAGATACATCTGATGCACCAAATTTAGAAGATATAGTATTAATTGGAACTACTGGTAAAAGATATTCATCTGGACAAACAATAACTGACCCAGAAATATATTATGACGCAAACAATAACAGATTACTTAGAGTTACTTTCGAAGTTAAAAATAGTGTTGGAGAAACTGTAAAGGGAGTAATGATAATATGATAACAAAATTTGGTAAAAGATTTATAACATCTTATTTAGCAAGTGGACTTAATTTTAATCAAAAAGATATTGCTATTGGAATAGGGTCACAAACACCAACTCTTAATGACTCAGACATGCAGTTTGAATTTTACAGATCAGGAGTTTTTCTTGGGAGCTCTGACATACAAACAAATACAGCAACTGGAGAAACAACATATTCTGTAGTTTATAAAACTACATTGCCTACAGATGTTGAAGGAATTATATCAGAGATTGGAATATTCCCTACTGGATTTATTCAGAATACAGACTACTCATCCAAATACATATCATCATTTGAAGATACTACACAGTGGGCAGATTCAACTGGAGCTCAACCAACATCAGTATCAACGCCAACTCCAAGGATAGGATCTTCATATTTTTCTGTTACAGCAACATCAGGACAATCAAAATCATACAGTTTAAATACTGTTTTTGATCTTTCTGGATATGGAGTAGAAGATTCTATGACTCTTGCTTTTTATCAATCAGATTTAAATTTAGATTATATTTATGCTAGATTTTATAGCTCACCAACTAACTATAAAGAAATAAGATTTCCTGGATATTCAACAATTGGTCAAAAAATTTCATTACCAATTAAATTATCTAGTTTATTTAACTCAACATTTTCGTCTACTGGATCAACAGATTTTTCTAAAATTACTACAATAGAAATAGGAGCCAAAGCTAAATCTTCAGGAAATGCAAATGTTTTATTAGATGGATTAAGACTAAACGATGAAGATAGATACAATAGTCAATATGGTTTAATTAGTAGATCTATACTTACTACGCCTATAGTAAAAACCCTTGGAGTAGAGATGGACATTGAGTATAAGATAGACTTAGGATTTTTATAATGCCTGATAAATATTCACCACCAGACTTAAGTAAAACAGCTGCAGGAGCTGCAGCAGCAGCTAATCAAACAACTGCAGATTCCTTTGTTATTAAAAAATCAGGATTAAATGTTGTAATGAATGCTAAATATCAATTTTCATTTTCATATTTATATGCTGATCCAAATAATGCTTCAAACCTTATTCCTGGAACAAGATCTCCAAATTTTATTGTTACACTACAAACTCCTGATTTAACTCAACCAGTAACAAATTTAGTTGTTACTCCAGGACTTCTTTCTTACTCAGTAAAATGGGATTTAATAGATAAAGCACTTACTGCTAATAAATGGCTAATAGATATACAAATATATGAAAGTTTAACTGGAGCATTTGCAGGAGAAGAATATTTAGTTTGGGACGGTAATGGAAGTTCTGCAACGATACTTGTTTCAAATACAGCAAACAGATGGATACGTGTAGATACAAGAGATCAAGATTATAGAAAGAAAAGTGCATTTTCTGGTATGTTTAAAGCAACAGATCCAATTGTTGTAGACACGGTTGGTCCAGATAATGTTACTTCAGTTAGTTCTACTAGCGGTATTGATACAACTGGATATTTGGGATTTAATGCATATGCAAATATATCTTGGCCAGCAGTAACAGGCAAAGGTATAAGAGGATATAGAATTAGATTTAGTAATGATAATGGAGCTACTTATTCCTATGTTGATTCTCCAGGCACTGGAACAACTTATAAACTTGCAGGGCTTGCTATTGGATCAACATATAAAATAGCAGTTGCAACATATGATGAATACAATAATACATCATCCTCATATGTATCTGGATCAGATGTTACAGTTACGGGAACACCATCTGTATCAAATTATATTTCTGGAGGTCCATTTCAATTTGGCGTAGGTGTAGGATCTGTTTCTACAAATAAAGGATTATATTTTGACGCTAGCAACTACTGGTATGTTAATGCTACCAATAGCGCAAGACTTAAGGTTGGCGGAGCATCAAGCAACTACCTTTTGTGGGATGGCTCAACTTTTGCGATAGACGGAAATATTACTGCAAGAGGCGGAACGTTTAGCGGAAACATATTTATGTCTACTTCTGGTGCATCAATTTATAATGGAACTATTGATGCCACTACTGGTAATTTAACTGGCAATGGGTTTGCATTAAATTCAACAGGACTTAAAGTAGCTAATGGAACTAACTCAGTAACAATCGCAGCAGCAACTGGAACTATTACTGCAAATGCAGGATCAATTGGTGGATGGACTTTAAGCGGTAATACCCTTTCTAAGAATAATGTTATATTAGACAGTACTGGTCAAATACAAGTTGGTTCATCTGCAACATCTAGCATTTATTTAAACTCATCTAATGCTAGCTTTCTTATGTGGGCTGGCAATAATACTCCAGATTCAAATGCAAAATTTAGAGTAGGAACAGACGGAACTTTATATGCTAGAAATGCAGTGTTTGGAGCAGGAACATCTGTAGAAGGCTATGCAACTTCTGGACAATTAAGTGCGGTTGATACAAAAGCTACTAATGCAGCATCATCTGCATCAACAGCATCAACAAATGCATCTACTGCATTAACTAATGCACAAACTGCAGCAACAGATGCCAATACAGCAAAAGTTGCAGCTGCCGCAGCAAAAGCAATTGCAGACGCAGCTCTTCCATCAACAAGTTTTGATCGAGCTGCTATTGTTGCAAAAATAAGCACTAGTACAGATACAACAAGAATTGATGGCGGATTATTAAAAACAGGAACTGTTTCAGCCGATGCCGTAGTAACAGATTTTATTTCTGCATTTTCAATTAATGCTAGCAAGATTACTACGGGAACTATATCTGGAATTAAAGGCATATTCACAGATGGAGAAGTTGGCGGGTTTACATTAGGTAATGCAGACTTAACTGCAAGTACTTCAAAACTTCCCAGAATAATTTTTGGAAACAAAGTATTACTTGGCTATGATTCAAGTAACGGAGTATACACATTAAATGCTGGAAATCCATATACAGATTCGGGTGGCTCATTCTATGTAAATACAAACTCAAACGTATTTAGATTTGCAGCAGATTCAGCATCAAGATCTTATGCAGCTGAAATTAGAAATACTGTAAGGGCAAGAACCTTTAGATATATAGTAGAGTCTGTACTAGATAGCTCGTCTAGAAGATTCAAAGAAAATATTGTTGATGTTCCAAAACATTACTATGAAAGAATATTAAAGGTTAAACCTACTTTTTTTACTTATATAAATAATCACCCAGAGACACAACCTGAAGTATGGGGAAATCATGGAATGGGTCCAATAGTTGAAGATTTGGAAGAGGCAGGACTAGGAATATTTGTTGAAAGAAATTTAAATGGACAACCAACCTCACTTAGAAATCCACAAAATATGGCATTTTTACTTATACCAGTAGTTAGAGATCTTAAAGCCCAGGTTGATACGCTTGAGGCAAGGCTAATAGAATTGGAGGGGAATAATGTTTAAATTTTTTTGTTCTATATGTGCAGACGATAAAGATCTTTATGCTGAAGAGCTAGATATGAGTTATGCTTATGCAATATGCCCAGATTGTGGTAATACTTTAAAAGAAACTTATGCAAGGCATGATAATATTACAGAGTCTGAAATGACAACTGAATCATACTTTTCCAATAATGGACTAGACACAAATACCCCATAATGGTATACTGTAAATCTATCAAGGAGATATAATGGATAATAAATTAGAATTAGTAATAACAGCATTGCAGCAACGCATTGGAGAGCTTGTCTCACAATATGAGACACATATTGCATTGCTTCGTGCAGAAATTACACAGATCCAGCAAGTACAAAATCCTGTGGAGTCAGAGGAGAAATAAAATGGCAGAACAATTACAACCAATGCCTGTAAATCCAGGGGATCCAATAACATCAGAGTTGTTGTCTAACATTGTGTCTAATATTAACATAATAAATAGTTTATCTAATAGTCTTAGCAGTAGCCCAACAGCAGATCCTACCCCTGCTGCTAGTGCAATACAAATTCAATCTGGACGAATAAAGATTACGGCTAACAAAGACGGCAAAACTGTTACCGCAGTGAAATTTAAAAAAGATTTTGATGCTCAACCAAATATTGTGTGCTCAATTTGGCAGTCATCTGGAGCAGCAATATTAATCAATAAATATCAACCAATAGTAACTGCTGCATCAAATACAGGATTTTCAATACAAGCTCAAAATGTAGGAGCAACCGCTGGAGGTTCTTTTTACGTAAATTGGATTGCTTGTAGTACAACATAGGTATTGACATTATGTAGCATTATGCTACAATTTTATTTATACTATAGGCCATGAATATTCATGGCCTATTAACATTAAGGTAAATATGACAAACGATTTAAAATGGATGCTCTCGTCAGATCAACAGTTCCCGTATCAAGATGATAAGATGATTGAGCTATGGTTTAAGGTCATGAAATGGTTTAAGCCAGATGTTGTTGACTACCTTGGGGATACAGACGACCAAGCATGCTATAGCAAATATACAGAAGGACGCTCAGCAGAATTTTTAAACTTTCATAAAACAGATAGCAGGGACCTTATCGTTCCAATGATGCGACACGAAGCAAAAGGCGCAAGAGATTTTTATGCAAAGACAAGAGATATGCTTCCAGAGGCTCAGTTATTTTCAGCACTTGGTAATCACGATGTAAGAATCTTTAACTATGTTGATGCAAAACTTCCAGACTACATAAATGAAGTTACACCAGAAGCATTATGGGGACTTGACTCATTAGGATATGAATATATTTATTATGATGAACTACCTAAGCGCCGCTTTGGAGATATTCACGTTCACCATGGACTTTCAATTGCAGCAACAGGATCTGCAAGAAAAGATATGGAAGACATGCAGGTATCTTTAATTCGTGGTCACTCACACAGAATTGCTTCTCATATGGTAACATACGAACTTAGAAACAATGGCGCTGGAGAAACTCTTCGTGGATACGAGATTGGTCATATGTGTGACGAAAAGGGTCCAGGAATGAAATATACACAACACCACGATTGGCAAAAGGGATTTGCTGTTGCACATATTGTTAATGACTATCCTCACATTCAAATGATCCACGTGTCACCAGATTACTCTTGCGTGGTGGATGGAAAGTTTTTTCAAGTATGATCAAGTGTAATAAATGCGGAGGAAGAGTATTCGTTGATAGAGTATTCTCTCAAAAAATGCATATGGAACTATTTTGCATCATGTGCGGTAAACGCTGGATGATGAATAAGCATACAAATAGGATGGGTAAATGGCTAGAGACACTAGAAGAAAATCACTCAAAGAAGTACGGTATTTCTTCTTAAACGAAAAGATACACAAGACTCTTAGTCTATCTAGAGCCAAAGATCAGCTTATTGCTTGGTCTTATTTAGATAAGAAAAGAATGCTTTACCCATATTCAGAAGTAGATAAAAATATGGGGAGTGCTTATAGTATTGTTCAGGTTGCCTCAATGTTAAATAAGCATAGGGTTACAATACAAGACTACATTCTAGAAGGCAAAATAAAATCTCCACAAAAGATTTATCCTATTGGCAGCGCTTCAGAAGATACTTGGTATAAGTATATGTTTAGCGACAAAGATATATTAGATCTACACCAATATATATTAGAGGCTGGACATTCTAAAAATGTTCCATCTAAGGCAGAATTATTGGCTCTTCTCAAACACAGCTTTATATTGTATACTAAGACCGTAGACGGTTTTGTACCAGTATGGAAGGCGGAGTAATGAGTTACAACGCAATATATACACTTGAGACTGGCGCTTCTAAGAAGCGTAAGAGAGAAAAAGAAGTTGAGGAATGGAATTCAAAGAACGGCCCTGTTGTAGTGAAAAAGGTGGAAGATGGAAAAAAGTAGGGTAGTTACTTGTGATATTTGTAATCGGGATATAGAAGTTCGTTGGGGCATATTTGCCAGTGATACACTAACTAGACATAAGAAGGCGGAACATAAATGACAACGAGAGTAAAGGTCGATCTTTCTTTTACTAGAAATCTTGGTAACTATGAAAGCATTAGGATTAATGTTGGCGTAGAAGATGATGTTCGTTCTGGGGAGACAGTTGATTCTGCCACCGAAAGGGTATACGCATTTGTAGAAAACAAGCTTGTTCAAAAGACAAGCGAAGTAGAGGAAGAGCTTAAGAGTGGCAAACAATAGAGAGCCATATATCCTTATGACAAATTACCAGAATCTTTACAAAGAGAAATATGGTAGACTTCCTACACTAAACAAGTTTAGAGAAAAGTGGGCTATGCAAGATGTAATTGATAGCGTAGGATTTCATAAGGCAAATGATCTATTAAACTATTATTTTAGTCTAGAAAAAACGGGCCACCCACTGCAATTTTTTTATTATAACTTTGACAAAATGGAAAATGCTAGAATAGAACTACAAAAGGATATTGAGACACGCCGACTACTGCGAGAGTCTACTAAGAAGATGGTGGAAGAGGGCGGGCTATGAATACAGAAGCAACACTAATCTCTGCTATATGCAAGAATAAAGACATTAGCACCGTTATGGCAGAGAATGTAGATGAACTATTTACTTCTCATGGAGATGTTTGGGATGGATTAAAGTCCTATTATAATAAGTTTAAGGCAATACCAGAAATTGGAATCCTACAAGAAAAGTTTAAAGACTTTGAGCCAGACTTAAATGCAACAGCAGAGACTGCATATTATCTAGATAACCTTAAGAATGAGTTCTTATCTAGCAGACTAAAGAGTATTTTAATTCGTGGCGGATCCATGCTAAAAGAAGATGCAGCCTCTAGAGTAATTGGCGAACTTCAATCACAGCTTTCTAGTTTAAATAAATATACTAATAATGTGCGTGACTTAGATATAACTGATGCAGATAATGCCATTAAGCATTTAGAGGCTCTGAAGGTCCGTACAGCCGAGATGGGCGGTTCTCCAGGCATCAAGACAGGGTTCCAGTCAATTGACCTTGCATACCCCACTGGAATGGCTCCAGGGCACCTTATAGTGGCCATTGGGTGGCCAGGACGAGGTAAGACATGGTTCACATCATATCTAGCCTGTAAAGCTTGGGAGCAGGGATTTAAGCCAATGATTGTTTCTCTTGAGATGACTCCTGAAAATATGCGTGACAGAATTTATACTATGTTGGGGTCTGGCCTATTTAAAGCAAGCGACTTTGCTAAGGGTGATATTAATATTGATGATTTTAGAACTTGGTCTGGAAAGAAATTTGCGGACAAGAATAAGTTTATCTTAGTTTCAAATGAGGGTTCTGGAAACGTAACTCCAAATGCTATTCAGGCTAAGATAGATCAGCATAAGCCAGATATTGTTATTCTTGATTACCACCAGTTGTTTACTGACAATAATAATTCAAAGGCACCAACAGAACGTAACATGAATATCTCTCGTGAGTTTAAAAACTTAGCGGTGAGAAATAACATTCCTATTATTGATATTACTGCTGCTACTGCAGACGATATTACAGATCAAGATAACCCACCTATGATGAGCCAAGTTGCTTGGTCAAAAGCAATTGAATACGATGCTGATATGGCTATGGCTATTCATAAATACAAAGGAACTGACATGATTGAAATTGTTTCCAGAAAGAATAGACACGGACATGACTTCGGTGTATTCTTAGATTGGGATATTAACAGGGGTATAGTCAAAGAGATTTACGAAAATCCGTTTGCAGATGACGCACAAAAGAATTAAAAGATTTCAAATTGATGTTGAGTTTAATGACGATAGTCAGATTATAAGCTTAAGACCTCAATACGAAAACTTATTAACACAAGACATGCGTGGCAAGGGATACATAAGAGTATTAGATATTGATCCAGCTTTCTCAATAGAGTTTACTGGAGAAACATGGAGATTCTTAATGACTCTCCATGGGGTATATGTGGGAAGGAAAAAGGCATGGCAATTCGAGGGTACAACTCAAAACAAATTGATACCAAGGACTACGCCCCAAGCCACATTAAATCAGTTCTAGCTGAAATAGGACTTAATGTTGTTGGTGCTACAGGCAATGACTTTCTATGCTACTGCCCATTTCATTCCAATAGACATACCTCTAGCTTTAGCGTAAGCCAAACATCTGGTGCGTTCATTTGCTTCAACCCTGCTTGCGGAGAGACTGGCACTCTAATTGATTTAATTAAACGCACTATGCACAAAAATGATTTTCAGTCTTTAAGATTAATAGCAGCAAAAGAAACAGAAGCGCTAGACAACTTTGATGAAATTATGGAAGACATGCTTGAAGAGAAGCCAGCCTTTGAAGAATTTTCGCAAGGCATATTAGATAGGCTTCACTCCGACCTTGCTAGTAATTCTAGTGCCAGATCATATCTTGAGTCTAGAGGAATTAACATAGAGTCAATGAAACATTTTGGACTTGGCTATTCGCCAGCAATGAATATGGTAGTCACTCCAGTGCATAGCCCAGACGGAATGCCAATTGGAATAGTCGGCAGATCTATTGAGGGAAAGACTTTTAAGAATAGCACTAGCCTTCCAAAAAGTAAAACTCTATTTAACATTCATAGGGCAAAGAAAATTGGAGACCAAGTAATAGTTTGCGAATCAAACTTTGATGCAATAAGAATTCATCAGGCTGGTTTTCCCAACGTTGTTGCAACTCTAGGTGGATTTTTGTCTAACGAACAACAATCTTTATTGAATAGACATTTTAATAAGATAATAATTATGACAGATGCTGATGAAGCTGGCAGAGAATTAGGCAAATCTATTTCTGGCAAGCTTAGGAATAAAGATATTTCTTGGGCCTCCTTTGGATATCGTGAGATATATCCAAATAAGGCTAAGGATGCGGGTGATTTGACTGAAGAAGAAATAAAAACATGCATAAAAAAATCAGTATCAGATATTGAATATCGCTCATGGATATGATATACTAAAACAACAGATGGATTTACACCATCAACTATATAAAAAGGAGATACAGTGGGTATCGTAAAAGGTCTAAAAGGATTAAATCAGGTTATGGACAAGCCTTCATACAGCGAAGGTGACGGAACAAAGGCACGTTGGGCAAAGCTAGAAGATGCAGAAAGCGTAAAAGTTCGTTTCTTGCAAGAACTAGATCCTGACTCACCAATGTACAACGAAAAAAATGGTTTGGGTTTTATTGCTGTAGAGCATACTAACCCTAAAGACTACAAGCGCAAGGCACTATGTTCAATGGAAGATCAAGGCAAGTGCTATGGTTGCGAACAACACCGCAAAGATTATAAGGCGGGATGGAAAGGTCGTTCACGACTTTACATGAACGTATTAATTGATGATGGCAAGGAAGAGCCATACGTAGCAATTCTTTCTCAAGGTTCAAGTGGTAAGACAATCACGCCAACCCTTATTGAGTATGCTGGCGAGATGGGTTCTATCAGTAATTTAATGTGGCGTATTAAGCGTACGGGCACAAAGACAGATACAAGTTATACAATAATTCCTTTAGCTAAGGATGAAACACCATTTGATTCCACAGCACTTGAATTGTATGATTTGGAAACAACAGCAATTCGAGACTTGCCCTACACAGAGCAAGAAGGATTCTTTAATGGAGAAGGCGGAAGCCACGAAGCTCCTGCAGCTTCGGACTCAGACAGCAATTTAGTCTGGTAACTATTTACAGTCAGGGGCAGTCTATTGACTGCCCCTGCTTTATTTAGTAGAATAACATTATGCTTACATATGAAATCCCAGATCCGTTTGAGACATTTGTTGCTAATAAATATAAAGACTATAAAGGAATGCTATACGACTTCTTTGCAAGGGAATGGTATTTAAAAACTGCATGTTGTGGAGAAGATCTTTACGCACCAAACAAAAAGACTATGACTAAGATAAGACTTTATCATACAAGAAACGAATGCATGGGCGGGTATTAATGAGTTTTACACACCTACACGTTCATTCATATTATTCATTAATGGATGGACTGAATTCACCTAAAGAATTATGCCAAGCAGCGCTAGATGCTGGGCAAACTGCGATTGCAATTACAGACCATGGTACTCTCTCTTCACACAGAGATATGCAAATTGCCGCAAAGGAAATTGGCATTAAGCCGATTCTTGGTGTTGAGGCGTACATTTCTCCAACCGATAGATTTGATAGATCTTCTAAGACAGATAAATCTATTCAGGCCTATAACCATATTATTTTGTTGGCGAAAAATAAAAAGGGGCTGGAGAATATTAATGCTCTACAGGAGCTGGCATGGAACGAAGGCTTTTATCATAAGCCCCGTATTGATAGAGAGGTTTTAAATGATTATAGCGAAGGTATTATCGTTCTCAGCGGATGTCTTAATGGACTCATTAGTAAGGCTATCGATAAAGGTAACATGGAGGAAGCAGAACTTCTTCTCAAAGGCTTTAAACAAACTTT